CCGCAAGGGATTGAAGAGCTGCTGGCGCAAGACGCCGAAGGTCCTGAGATCGAGATCGAGATTGAGGACCCCGAGTCGGTAGTGCTTGGCATTGATGGCCAGCCGATCCTTGAGATCAAGCCAAACGAAGAAACCGATGATGCGTTCGAGGCCAACCTTGCTGAACAGTTGGACGAGGCGGTGCTCCAGTCACTCGCGTCTGATTTGGTAGCTGACTATGGTGATGACGTGGCTGGGCGCAAGGACTGGATGCAGACTTACGTGGACGGCTTGGAGTTGCTGGGCCTGAAGATCGAGGAGCGGTCCGAGCCTTGGGAGGGCGCGTGCGGTGTGTACCACCCGATCCTTGCCGAGGCGCTGGTGAAGTTCCAGTCAGAGACAATGATGGCCACATTCCCAGCGGCGGGGCCGGTCAAAACAAAGATCATCGGTAAAGAGACCCCCGCGAAGAAAGCGTCGGCGGAGCGTGTCCAAGAGGACATGAACTACCAGTTGACCGACGTGATGAAGGAGTTCCGCCCTGAGCACGAGCGCATGCTGTGGGGCTTGGGTCTGGCGGGTAATGCGTTCAAGAAGGTCTACTTCGACCCACATCTGGACCGTCAGGTGTCTATGTTCGTCCCCGCTGAAGACCTCGTCGTGCCATACGGTGCGAGTGACTTGGACAGCGCCGAGCGTGTGACGCACGTGATGCGTAAGACGGAGAACGAGCTCAAGCGGTTGCAGCACGCGGGGTTCTACCGCGACATTGACTTGGGCGCACCTGACAACGTGTTGGACGAAGTGGAGAAGAAGATCGCCGAGAAGCTGGGCTTCCGCGCCACATCAGACGACAGGTACAAACTTCTTGAGATGCACGTGCACCTCGACCTGCCGGGGTTCGAGCACAAAGATGACGGCAAGGCCACAGGCATCGCGTTGCCTTACGTGGTCACAATCGAGAAAGGCGCAAACAAGGTCTTGGCCGTGCGTCGCAACTGGGAGCCAGATGATGAGACTTATCAACCGCGCCAACACTTCGTCCATTACGGCTATGTTCCGGGATTTGGTTTCTACTGTTTTGGTCTCATTCATCTCATCGGCGCTTTTGCTAAGTCAGGCACTTCTCTTATTCGTCAGCTTGTCGATGCTGGTACGCTGAGTAACCTGCCCGGTGGCTTTAAAACCCGTGGCATGCGTGTCAAGGGTGATGACACTCCCATCGGCCCCGGTGAGTGGCGTGACGTGGACGTGCCATCGGGCACGCTGCGCGACAACCTGCTGCCGCTGCCATACAAAGAGCCAAGCCAAGTGTTGGCTGGTCTGATGGACAAGATCATGGAGGAGGGTCGCCGGTTCGCGAACACCGCCGACGTGAGTCTGTCAGACATGTCTGCACAAGCACCCGTGGGCACTACGCTGGCTATCCTTGAGCGCACACTGAAGAACATGAGCGCAATCCAAGCGCGGGTTCACTACTCCATGAAGCAGGAGCTCGGCTTGCTCAAAGGCATCATCGCCGACTATGCGCCCGAGGAGTACAACTACGACCCCGACGTGGGCTCACGCAAAGCCAAGCGCAGCGACTACGACAACGTGGACGTGATCCCTGTGTCGGACCCCAACGCCGCCACAATGGCGCAGAAGATCGTGCAGATGCAGGCCGTGTTTCAGATGGCTCAAGCGAACCCACAGATTTTCAACATGCCATTGCTCAACCGTCAGATGCTGGACGTGATGGGTATCAAGGACGCTGACAAGCTGGTGCCGATGGACGAGGACCAGAAGCCGGTGGACCCTGTGACAGAGAACCAGAACGTGCTGATGATGAAGCCCGTGAAAGCGTTCCTGTACCAAGACCACCAAGCACACATCACAGTGCACATGGCTGCGATGCAGGACCCCAAGATTCAGCAGTTGCTGCAAGGCAACCCGCAGGCTCCCATGATGATGCAGGCCATGTTGGCGCACGTCAACGAGCACTTGGGCTTCGAGTACCGTCGCCAGATCGAGCAGCAGCTCGGCATGCCGATGCCTGCTGAGAAGGACGAGGAAGGCGATGACAACCACCTGATGCCAGAAGTCGAGGCGCGGTTGTCTCCCATGCTGGCGCAAGCAGCGCAGCGTCTGCTCCAGAAGAACGCGCAAGAGGTGCAGCAAGCACAAGCGCAGAAGCAAGCACAAGACCCGCTGGTCCAGATGCAGCAGCAAGAGTTGCAGTTGAAGGGTCAGGAGTTGCAGCGCAAGGCACAGAAGGACCAGACCGATGCGGCGTTGAAAGTGGAGCAGTTGCAGATCGAGCGCGAGCGCATCGCAAGCCAACAGCAGACCGACGACAAGCGCATCAAGGTGGACGCTGTCAAGGCGGCTATGGGCCAAGGCAGCAACCGCGAAGAGATGATGGCGCGATTGAGCGTGGACGTGCTCAAACACCTGTCAAACAAACACACTGAACAAACCCGCCCACAACCGGCGAAGAAAGGTGAATGATGGACAAGACACTGGAATATTTGATTGGTGAGTACAAGGACCGGATGAACATGCTCTCTGAAGCCATGTCTCGCGGGATGTGCACCAGCTACGAAGAGTACAAATTCACATGCGGACAGTTACGAGGTCTTGAGTCTGCATGTGCCGTAATTCAAGACCTCGTTGACAGACTGGAGAAATCGGATGACTGAATCCATTTTGTTGGCTACAGACGCCAGCAATCCCCAAGTTGTGGGGGCCTACAACTTCAAGGCAAGCATTGAAGAGAAGGCCAAACAACTGCCCCGCCCTGCGGGCTATCGCATCTTGTGTGCGGTGCCCGAAGTGGAAAAAGAGTTTGAGAGTGAGATTGGCCTGATCAAAGCAGATGAGACCATTCGCAACGAAGAAACTCTGACGACCGTTTTGTTTGTAGTCGATCTCGGTCCTGACTGCTACAAAGACGAGAAGCGGTTCCCCTCCGGTCCGTGGTGCAAGAAGGGCGACTTCGTCCTGATCCGCCCACATACAGGCTCACGTCTGGTCATTCATGGTCGCGAATTCCGAGTCATCAACGACGATTCGGTTGAAGGCATCGTGGACGATCCGCGTGGCATCAAACGTAAATAAAGGAGTACAAGATGCCTCCCATGCAACAGGAAGCCTTTAAGTTTCCCGACGAGATTGAAGATACGGGTAAACCCGTAGGTAATAACACGGATGTCGAGATTGAAATTGAGATCGAAGACGACACACCAGTCGAAGATCGCAACAAAGCTCCCATGCCCAAGCCTCTGGTTGAAGAACTGGAGCGTGACGAACTGGATCAGTACGATGATTCGGTCAAGGAAAAGCTCAAGCAGATGCGCAAGGTCTGGCACGACGAGCGCCGCGATAAAGAAGCGGCCTTGCGTGAGCAGCAAGAAGCGATCACCGTAGCCCAAAAGCTACTGGAGGAGAACAAGCGCATCAAGGGCATCCTGACGACTGGTGAGAAAGAGTACGTCACTACTGTGCAACGCGCCGCTCAGTTGGAACTCGAAGCAGCCAAGCGGGCTTACAAAGAAGCCTACGACGCTGGCGATACCGACAAAGTGATCGACGCACAGCAAGCTATGCAGCAGGCCAACATTCGGGTCATGCAGGCACAGAACTTTAAAATGCCCTCTTTACAAGAGGAAAATTTTGAGGTACAACCCACTCAACAGGCCCAACCAACCCGGCAAGCCGATCCAAAAGCTGAAGCGTGGCAAGACCGCAACAGTTGGTTTGGCACCAACCGGGGTATGACAGCCTACGCCCTTGGGCTCCATGAGGAGTTGAAGGACGGCGGTGTCCAAGTTGGGTCCGACGAGTATTACCGCGCACTGGACAAAACGATGCGCAAACGGTTCCCCGAGGCTTTTGGCATCGAGGAAGAAGAACAAACCAGCCGTGATCAGGCGCGACCCAAACCCGCGACTGTAGTGGCTCCGGCAACCCGAAGCACTGCGCCCCAAAAGGTGCGTCTGAGGACAAGCCAACTCAGCCTCATTAAGAAGCTGGGAATCACTCCCGAGCAATATGTGAAGGAGTACATGAAGGAGGCCCGCAATGGCTGAAAACCGTCTCGCTAGAGAACTTGAAACACGTGCGATAACAGAGCGTCCTAAGCAGTGGATGCAACCTGAACTTTTGCCTGAGCCTGACAAACATCAGGATTACGCATATCGCTGGATTCGTGTCTCGACCATGAACAATGCTGATCCACGTAACCTCTCGGCCAAACTCCGTGAAGGTTGGGAGCCTGTTCCAGTTGAGGAACAACCCAAATTTCGACTGCTAGTCGATCCCAATTCCCGCTTCCGCGAGAACATTGAGATTGGCGGGTTGTTGCTTTGCAAAACCCCGAAGGACTTTGTGCGTCAGCGTAACGAATTTTTCGCCAAGCAGACCCAAGCCCAGACGGATGCCGTGGACAACAACCTCATGCGTCAGAGCGACCCCCGGATGCCTATCTTCAATGAGCGGAAATCCTCGACGAGCTTTGGCAAAGGCACCTAACCTTTTCGGAGTCATTAAATGGCATATCCTGTCGTCTCGGCCCCTTACGGCCTAAAGCCGATCAATCTGATCGGCGGTCAGGTATTTGCAGGTTCTACCCGTGAATACGCTATCGCCAACGGCTACGCTACCAGCATCTTCTACGGTGACTGTGTGGCGCTTGTCCGTGGTAACCTTGAGCGCATCAGCGTCTCTACTGGTACTCTGGGTACTGTTGCTGGCATCTTCTTGGGATGCTCGTACACAAACCCTGTGACCAAGCAGAAGCAATTCGCTCAATACTGGCCTGCTGGCACCGCTGCTGGTGACGCTGTGGCAATCGTCTGCGACGATCCTGACACCGTGTTCAAAGCTGTGGTCTGCTCGTCTGGCACCACCGTCGCCTCTGGCGCTCGCGCAATGATCGGTCAAAACTTGGCCATGATCAACAACGCAGGGCTGACCTCCACTGGTGATTCCCGCAACGCCATCTTGGCCCCCAACGACACTCCAGCAACTACAGATGCTCTGCCTCTGCGTGTTCTGGGTCTGGTGCCTGAGACTATGGTTGCTTTGGGTACCGCCACGTACACCAGCATCTCTACTGCCACCGTTACCTGCTCGGCTTTGCCTTTCGCACTGCCTGTCGGTACTGATGTCGGTTCGCTGGATTCCAACGGTAACTACATCCCCTCTGGCTCGTTTGTAGATACAGCAGCCGCTGCTGGCGCGACTACGTTCGTTCTGAACCAAGCCCCGTCCGCTGCGTTTGCCGCTAGTGCTACGCTGGTGTTCAACCAATTCCCAGAACTTCTGGTGAAGTTGAACTTCGGTCAGCACGAGTACTACGCTGCCACTGCAACAGCCTAATAAGGAGTAACGCAACATGGCTATCTCTCGTGCACAACTACTGAAAGAACTCCTCCCCGGTCTGAACGCTCTGTTCGGTCTGGAATACGCCAAGTATGGCGAGGAGCACAAGGAAATCTACGAAACCGAGACATCGGAGCGTAGCTTTGAAGAAGAAACGAAGCTGTCTGGCTTCTCCGCTGCGCCCGTCAAGGCTGAAGGCTCTGCCATTGCTTATGACAACGCTCAGGAAGCATGGACTGCCCGTTACAACCACGAAACCATCGCTTTGGGCTTCAGCTTGACTGAAGAAGCTATCGAAGACAACTTGTATGACTCGTTGTCCGCTCGTTACACCAAAGGTCTGGCTCGTGCTATGGCATACACCAAGCAGGTTAAAGCTGCTGCTGTCTTGAACAACGGCTTTGCTTCCAACTACGTTGGCGGCGACGGCGTGTCCTTGTTCAGCTCTGCCCACCCACTGGTGTCCGGTGGCACCAACAGCAACGTGCCTTCTGTCCCTGCCGACCTGAACGAAACATCGTTGGAAAACGCTGTGATTCAGATTAGCTTGTGGACTGATGAACGCGGTCTGCTGATCGCTGCCAAGCCCCGTAAATTGATTGTGCCTCCAGCACTCCAGTTCACGGCCACTCGTCTGTTGGAAACTGAACTCCGCGTCAGCACCGCCGACAACGACATCAACGCATTGAAGAACAATGGTTAGATCCCCGAGGGTTACACCATTAACCACTTCTTGACCGATACAAACGCTTGGTTCCTGACCACAGACGTTCCTAACGGCATGAAGCACTTCGTGCGTACACCTCTGTCCCAGTCGATGGACGGGGATTTTGACACTGGTAACGTCCGTTACAAGTCTCGTGAGCGTTACAGCTTCGGCTGGTCTGACCCTCTGGGCATGTACGGCTCTGCCGGTGCTTGATACTTCGGTGTCGAGTTGAAAAAGGGGCCTTGTGCCCCTTTTTCTTTTGGTGTATATTGCCTCAACCCCGGACTTTCCGGTGTATCTGACGGCTCCGGGCCGACGTCATGCAGACAGATACGCCTTAACCGCATGAGGAATAAATCATGGCACGCACTTCGTTCTCCGGCCCAGTTGCATCCGCAAACGGCTTCATTGGTGACGTCACCGGCAACGTCACCGGCAACGTCACCGGTAACGTCACCGGCACCACTACTGGTATGGCTGTTCTCCCCGCGTACACAACTACCACCCTGCCCACTGTTGTGGTTGGTGGTTTGATCTATGTGTCTAACGCAAACTCCAATGCTGGTACTGTTTGCTTTGGTAAAGGCTCTAGCTGGATCGACATCAGCACTGGCGTTGCTGTCGTTGCTTAATTGATCTTGGGGGCTACGGCCCCTGCTTTACAGGAGATTGATTATGTCAAGCTATGGCAAAGTTTCCTCGGTAACCCAGAAAGGGTTGTTCGAGCCGTTCGGGTTGCAAGTGTCGCGTGGGCAAATTGCATTCCATACCCCGGTTATTGTCTTCGGGTACAACCCTGATCTTGATACTTCGGAAGAGAGTGTCTGGCCTAATGGTGGGGTTGTACCGCACCCTACGGTTGCTTCGGTGCTCAAGATTAGCTCGACCAGTACGGATGACGCCGCTGCGGGTACAGGCGCACAGACCGTGCTCATTAGCGGGGTTGATGGCAACTACAACGTAGTGAGCGAGACCGTCGTATTGAATGGCCAAACCGCAGTCAACACCACAAACTCGTACCTGTACGTCAACCAGTTCTACGTGACTCGTGTGGGCTCTGGCGGCGCAAACGCTGGCGCAATCAACGCCGGTACAGGCACCGTGCCTGCGGGGGTTCCTGCTGTCTTGTACGACGAGATTGCCGTTGGCTACAACCAGCGCACTACGGCTCATTACTGCGTGCCTGCGGGCTACAGCGGGTACATGACCAGTGGGATCATTACGGCGGGCCAAGCCTCTGGGTCAACTTCGGTGACCATGTTTTTGAAACAGCATGGCCCTGATG